CATAGCCAACGGTGTATCACCGAACTGCTCAGCCAGTAGAGCGCACGCGACACTGTATTGAACGACCCGTATTTCCTGCCTTGTTTTGACCATAGATCTCTTCATGGCTGCTCTGGATTTCTCCAAACCCAGAACAGCTGTACTTATCTTTCCAATCTTAGACGGAATTTCAGTCGTCTTCATGACCATCTCACCCAGGTCGATGGATTCCATGAACTGTTGTTGAATCATGGGTTCCAGATACGTATAATAGTTAAACTCTGGATCGAGTTGAAGACAAATTCCTTCGATGATCGAGAACGCCTTCGCGAGGTACACGAAACTCGTCGGCACGACAAAAGGTTTCTCAGCGGCGAGTTGTACCGCGAGGTCATCGTTCATGATCCCGGAACCATCGAGCGTTTCCAGATATGACAATATAGTTTCGAAAAACAATTCAATGTCAGACACGTCAGATGTCGTCGGGACGATGACACCCAGTTCGATGAGAACGTTGACAATACCAGCGGTATCCCTGGTGATGATATACCCAAACAAGTTCTTAAACCCATCCCTCAGTTCTTCAGACAATGGTACTAGCAACCCAAAATCATAAAATACAAGTTTACCCCTATTTGAAAACCCTAAATTCCCTGGATGTGGATCGGCATGGAAGAGACCATTCTCCATGGTTTGAATGACATACGAGTTGATGAGCGCTTCACAGATTTTCTTCTTGTTAACCTTTGGATCTTTAATATCTGTGAGCTTGGTGGAAGGTACGTATTCCATCACGATCATGTCGTTGTTCGAGTACTTTTTGTAGACTCGTGGAATCTTGACCCAGTCGACACCCCGCATACTCTTCTTAAAGTTCACGGCATTCTCAATCTCTTGAAGATAATCCGCCTCACCCAAGAGATACTGGATCGACTCGTCGAGGACGTATCCGGAACCATTTCCCGTGTCGATACCTATACGTTCTAGAAAGTGTACGATGTTTCGTATCGTGTCCGTATCTTCTTTCATAGTCTCCAGGATGCCCGGTCGTTTCAGTTTTACAACCACCTTTTGCCCGTTTTGAAGTACCGCCATGTGTACCTGACCGATACTCGCCGATTTGAATGGCACAGGGTCAAACTCTTTGAATATGTTTTGTTGTACAAGAGTATTCATTTCCACGGGAGGGACGTCATCTTGTAAAGATTCCAACTCCTTCGTAAATTCGGGTGGATAGAGATCCCCTCTCGTCGAAGCGATTTGACCTAATTTTACAAACGTCGGCCCGAGCTCGAGAAGTTCATTCCTCGTCCATCGACCCAGTTCCGCTTTATTTTGTACAGTCGCGTTTTTCCAAAGAAATTTACCAGCGAACTTCCATGTTTTCAGTTTCCTATTCGTCAACTTGACGGGAATCTGATGTGCCGACACACATAACATTCTACTTTTTGTAAAGTTTTTTATTTTCTTAAGTTATATAAATGTCCAAATTCTCTAACGCCCTCGGCCCAGTGAGCCGCCCCCTCGAGAAAATCCTCAAGCGCCCTCTCGTGTTCTCTCTTCTTGTGCTGTATCAGGGTCTCTTCTCTGGTAACGCCGTCAAGATTCCTAACCGCCTGAAGAACATGTTCGAGAACCCAGCGTTCCGTTTCGGTTCGCTCTTCATGATCGCCCTCGCCGCGTCCCAGGATATCGAGTACGCGCTCATGTCCACCATCATCTTCATCTTCGTGCTCTACGCGCTCAAGACCCCCGAGGAGCGCGAAAAGACTGGACTCATTTAAATTGTCCACTAAAAGTAGAATGAAGATTCACATCGTGGGTGCCGGACCGACCGGTATGTCTCTCGCATGGGAAATACTCAGATCAGGAGATCACGATATCACGATATACGAAAGAAAGACGTCCGCAGGGGGTTCTTGGTGGGAACCCGACGTGGAGACTAGAGACCTTCACGCACACCGCATGGTGTTCGACCGCGCATTCGTAAACACGCGCTCACTCTTTCATGAGATGGGTATCGATTGGGATGACATATTCATACCTGTTCGAGGTGACCACGCATCATATGCGTCGCGGTCACTGAGCGTGCGCGATTACGGAACTCTCACGTCACTCGTATTCCGTGTATTCGCACAACCTGATATGTACAAGGGTATCTCCCTCAAAGACGCACTCGGAACACTCACCACAGGGGGACAAAAACTCGTGGAACATCTTCCACTCATCATGGACGGTGTCACGTGGGATGTGATGTCCGCGTACGAATTCGTGAATAACCTTAATCACGTGGCACTTTCGAAACCATACACACAGAGAGTTTCTGGAAAAGTCATGTGTGACGCCATGGAGACCGCACTCCTGAACGCCGGTGTGAATTTCGTATTTGGTGTGGAACTCGAATCCGTCGCGTACGGTGAAGATACCTTCACCGCCACATTTTCCGACGAACGCATCATCGACGATGGAATGCTCTTCTTGTGTCTCGACAACAGTCCCGCACTCAAACTTTTGGGTGATAATTGGGGGTCAGACGCCGACAAGAAACTTCGACGAAGTACATACGGTGCCATAAATGTTCTTCTCGAATACGACGAACCCGTACAACTCGCTTCAGATCTTCAGATCGCCGCAGAAACCCAGTGGAATCTCCAACCCAAAGTACTCGCCGATGGGAAAACGGTATCGTGTGTCATTTGCGACCTGAATAATACCATTCTCACCACCGACCCGGAAACGTTACAGGAGGGTGTTCTCGAACAACTTAAACTTCCTCCACCGAACACGATTCGTATCGGATGGGGTGCAGAATGGAATGGAGAAAAGTGGGAGTTTTCACAGTCGTCGGGTGTGCTCAGTCTTCACGGACAACTCCCATTTTTTGGAAAGTGTTCGAAAGTCGCGATGTGTGGTATGATGTCCCCTCGCGAGACGCCGTATTCGAGCATCGAGGCTTCCGTGGAAGTTTCGAGAACCTTGAGTCGTCATTGTTTCGGAACTCGAGGTCCACTTCGCCCCATTTTACTTTCTCGTGTAATTCTTCTCGTCGCCCTGATACTTATAGTTTTAATACTAATGTATCGTAACAGAAATCGATGAAGTTCGTAGCAAAAGTCTACGAACCCATGTACGATTTCAACTCTAAAAAGTACATCCGTTTCATGATTCCACTTAAGTCCGCGCAGACCATAGAGAGTATACACACGTCGAGAACGCATCTCACCGTGAATCAAAACGTAGACGATCCACTCGACGGTCGTGTACTCACAGTCAAAGTTCCATTCCGTTATAGGAGAGTGATGTGTGAAGTCCAGGGACGACCACTGCAGTCTCTCATAAAGGATGATGAAGTTGAAGTTGAAATTGATTTCAAAGGTGTTTGGAATATAGGAAATCACTCAGGGTTTTCCTGGATACTCTCGAGCTGTTCGTTCGGGTCCTGAGGAAGATCGATCGTCTTGAGACCACCCTTCTTGAATCCCTCGAAGGTCTGAAGCATACCCTGGAGGCGGAACACCTCCTGAGTGAGCTGCTCGATGTTCACGCGAAGCTTCTTAATATTCTCTTCAACATCGACGGTAGGCATCGTATTGTACTCATTTAAAGTTTACCCTCTTTAAATAAGTATGCTGACGAGAACTGGTTACCTGATAGATGCGGGACCAATCCAAGAAATTAAAAAAGAACTTACGGTAAGACCCGTGGTCAACGGTGATTATGGATTTCCTCCGCCGCCTTTCAAAGTTTTCAGACCATCTAAGAATGGAGTGTGCGTTCCAAGATTCTACGGAACTTCTAAACTTGGAGAACCCAAAGAAGATCGAAGACCCGAACCAGTTCGGATCAAAACAAAGTTTGCAGGACAACTCCGAGACACTACCCACCAAAACGAGGCACTCACGGCAGCAATTGAAGCAGGCCATGGCGTCCTTTCTTTACCATGTGGGTACGGCAAGACGACGGTATCCCTGGCTATAGCGTGTAAGTTGGGGTACCGAACCATGATTGTCGTTCACAAGCAATTTTTGGCGGACCAATGGCGTGAACGTATTCAACAGTTTTGTCCGGGTGCCACGATAGGTGTCGTTCAACAGGACAAAAAGGAGGTCAATTGTGATTTTATCATCGCTATGCTTCAGTCCCTTTCTCTCAAAGAATATTCCTTCTCGGATTTTGAAAGTGTCGGGACGTTGATTGTCGATGAAGCGCATCATGTGTGTGCGAAGGTGTTTAGTCAGAGTCTCTTCAAGTTGTGCCCCCGACACATCTATGGTCTTTCGGCGACACCGGAACGTAAGGATGGACTCACGAAGGTGCTTCATTGGTTCATGGGTCCAACATTTTTCGCTGTCGAGCGAAAAAATCAGGAACAGGTGGAAGTTTTTACCATCACCTTCGATTCACCAAACTATAGGAATCCACCACCTTCCATGAGAAACGGGAAGATCTCGATGCCAAACATGATCACGGAGGTTGTGGAGGACAGGAGACGTAATCAGATGTTGGTCGAACTCGTGAAAAAGGCTTCGGCGGGAACGAGACAATTACTCGTTCTCAGCGATCGCCGTCAACATTGTGAGATGCTTCACCAATGTTTTCCAAAGACGTCGGGTCTCTACATGGGTGGTATGAAAGAAGCTGACCTCCAAGAATCCTCCAAAAAGAAAATCATCTTCGCGACGTTCAGTCAAGCGCACGAAGGTCTCGACATTCCAACCTTGGACACGGTTATCTTGGCTTCACCCAAATCAGACATCACCCAAAGTATCGGTCGAATCATGCGAGAGACGAAGGGAAAGAAGAATGACCCTCACATCTACGATATTCACGATCCATGGTCGATCTTCACGGCGATGTACTACAAGCGAATGAAGGTGTACAGACAAGGTGGATTCAAAATTCATGGTAAAGTCGTGGAGGAGAAGAAGAGTGATTTCCCTCAGGGAAAGGCTCTGTTTTTATAATCTGAATAACTATTAAATGTCTGGCGCATTAATACAACTCGTCTCCAAGGGTGTTCAAGACGTGTATCTCACCGGCGATGAGGGACATTCATTCTTCCGCATGAAGTTTACCCGTCACACGAACTTTTCTCAAGTCCCGAAGTTTATCAAGACCATCTCCGATCAAGATACGTCCATCACCATTCCAGTCCTGGGTGATGTCCTGAATTGTCTCTGGTTCGAGTCGGTCGGTACGAGTAACACGAACATCGCATCCAACCTTTTTTATAATTCGACCATCGATCTTTACATCGGTGGTCAAAAGATTGATTCCCAACACTATGATTATTTCAGTGACATATGGCCGAACTATCTCGCGGACACCTATAACAAGTCTCAAGAACTCAACAACAAGACGTCGACGTCCAATCACGGATTTCTTCCTCTTCATTTCTTTTTCTGTGATCACAGGGCGTTTCTACCGTTGTTAGCGTTACAGAATCACCAGGTTGAATTGAAGATTAATCTCGACGAAGCGCACATCGTGAACATGCCCGAAGACGAGAAGATGGCAAAGTTATACGGCAATTACATATTCCTGGATAAAGATGAAAGAGAGTCTCTCGTGAAACGTCCGATGGATTTTGTCATCACACAGACACAGAGAATCGAATTCCCACTCGTGACTGTACCTGACAACAAAATCGGTGGTGGAAATAACACACTCGATATTTCCGCTTTAAATCACCCCGTGAAATCCCTATTTTTTGGGTTCGGTGCGAAGAGTCCAGATTTCGCGAATGATCGTTTCACGTTTAGGGATGCTGATATTCACATAAACGGCACACCCCTTCTCGAATCTATGAGTCCGAGTTATTTTCACACCGTACAGAATTATTACAAGTCACACTTCGGTCACTCTGAATTTATCACTGAAAATCAGACAATGTTGTACACTCGATATTTCGCGTACCATTTCTGCCTGAACGTGTCAGACTATAACCCATCAGGCACATGTAACTTCAGTCGTATCGATAACGCGAAGATTCTCATCAGGGGTGCAGAGAAGGGTGTTCTTAGGCCCGCCGATCAGGGCCTGTTCGTGTATGCCCTCAACTATAATGTGCTACGAATCAAGGATGGTTTGGCCGGAATTTTATTCGGTAACTAATGTATAGATGGGCAGAACAGTTCGAGCCGGTCAGATCTTCGTGTCCACGATGGAGGCTGACCCTCCAGAGACTGATATTATCACGGGTGTCACGAGTATCGAGGCTGGTGAGATTGACGCCGATGAAGTTGTCGTGGACCGCATCGGTATCTCGAACGCGAATCCGACACAGGCTTTCTCTTTAGGTTCCGATCTTTACATGAATCCCGGACAGGAGATTGTCGTCGACTCGAATAAAACCATGCGTTCAGCGCGTCTACTCGTGACGGATAAGATTGGTGTCAGAGTTGAAAATCCCCTGAATGACTTTCAAATTGGTGAGAGTGCTAATATTTTCATGAGTCTCGAAAACCGTGATATCGTCACGGTGCGAGGAAATGTAGCCACGACCGCACTCCTGGCTAGCGACGTCGTCAAAGTGGGTGAGGTGTTCACGGTCGATACGACCAAGGCGAATCTCGTCAGTGTGCGAGGAAACACGTACTCGACGAACGTCATCGTGGGACAGACGCTCATCGCCGGACGCGACGCACCAGACGGTTCCGATGTCGCCATCTTCGAAAACGGAAACGTCGTCATAGAGAATGGAACACTCAATGTCACCGGAAACGTGAACATCAGTGGTAACTTGGCGATTAACGAGATTCCGGATTATATTCAGGTGAACAGTCTCGTCGTGTCGAATGCGGTGATTCAGATGGCGACAGATCCAACGAGCACGAATCCATTTTCCGGAAACGATGGCACGTACGATATGGCACTCTTGATGGTTCAAGATTCCCCCCAACAACACCCAAACGTATTCGTCGGGTACACACAGAGTGACCATTCATTGAAGATTGGTCGAACGTACGGTGGACCACTCGACCAGACGTTTACCATGGACACGTCGAACACGACAAATCTTCATGTGTTTGGCGACGTATACACCCAAAACAATGTGGGTATCGCGAACACGTCTCCGACATTTTCACTTTCCGTGGGATCGAACTTATACGTGGACGATACAGCTGACGCATCTTCTAATCTTCTGTACGCGAACGGGTACGGGTTCTTCGAAGGTCTCAGAATCGGTGACAGTGGTCTCACCGTCGGTACGTTGATTACCATGGATGCCGACGCCCCCATTCCAGTCGTCGTGAACTCGGTGATGCAATCGGATGGTCTTCGCACGACGGGTGTGTTGTCGACCGGTATATCAAACACCTCACCGACGGATACGTTATCCGTGGGTGATAAAGTATTCATAAACACGACCGCCGCGAACGCGCTGACGGTCGTTGGAAACACTGTCACGGCTCGACTCGTCACGGAGTCCATCATCGTTCAGGATTTCATCGAAGTCGAAGGTGAG